ACGGCTACGTACACGAAGTACAACCCCAGACGGGTACTTACCTAGCCTTAGCGGGCGCTGGAATAATGGCAACCTTAGGTTATTTCTTACTTGGCGTTATAGGGGGGGGGACCGGTAGAGCGAGCAAAGACTAAAAAGCAAAAATAAATCAGCAGCAGAAAACAAACAAACCAAACAACTAACCAGAAAAGGAAAAGATAATGAGCATACAATCACAGCTAATTGACGCGACACAATACGAGCTAATTCAGACAAGCCCAAACATTTACGAGTGGCAAGAACGGGGCGAAAGCCTAGGCGTTGAGATACGGGTTTCTACGGTAAGCGGAACGACGCTAATCAGCGTACATAACCAAGAAAACAACGGTTACATTATGCTAACTCTCAGCGAGATCGAGCGAGATCTTAGAGTGGCTATTGACATAATGCAGTTTGCCGAATGTTACGACCAGGAACAATGGCCGTTTGCAGAATTGTCGGCAGTTCTCAACGCGTGCAACCGCGACTACGGTATTTGCGGGCTTGATAAAGGCATAGCTATTGGCATAGCGCGTGGAGCGTGGATAGATAAAACCGACTATGGCTATCTGCTATGGAACTCAAACGGCGTGCAGTACGCCGCCGGAAGTATTGCGGGAGTAAAAAAAGCTTACCGAGCGCTAACAGCTACGGCAGATCAGATCACGTCAGCAGAAATCTCACGCAACCTAGAAAAAATCGCCAAACCAGAAAAGTGAAAATTCAGTTAAAACCAATTTAGAAAATCTCAAAAAGACGTATAAAACGCCTAGCGAACACTTGTTTGGAACACTTGTTCGCATAGGTCGCCGTCTAGCCCTTAAGCGCGCAAGCGTTGGAGCTAGGCGGCTTTATAACGTTTAGATAACGGTTGCCCCAATAATGCGCCCTTAAGCACGCATTAGGAATAGCGTTGTTTTTACCGCGCAAAAGCACGGCAACCGAATAAATAAAGGGGTACAAAGTGAACGAACTTGAGCAAGCGGATCTAGAGATAAAAGCAGCACTTGAAGCGGTACTTGAAGCGGGTTATTCTGACGCTTACATTGAAGTACTTGGCGGCGGTTTACTAGGTGTAACTATCCCGCTAACCGCGCCTAATGATTACGCCCTTATTACTTACATAGGTATCGGGATCTATCCCGAAGATTACGACGGCGAACAGGTGCCAATGTTTAACTTTTCCGATGAAGAAATTACCGCGAGCGAATTGTCTGCGGGCATTGAGTGGCTAAACAACGAACTAGGGCGCTAACAATGAATAAGCGAACACTAAGCACAATGGCGCTATGTTGCGCGGGGGTTGCTTACCTAGCGCATTTAGTTCTAGTTATAGCACTAGCGGATAACGGTATTGGTTTCGCTTTTTGGAGGTTTGCAAGTTGAACGCTCCAATAGATTACCGAAAAATAAGCCCGCCAATTTTGGAGCTATTTTGGGCTAATGAAAACAAACAATAAAGGGTTAGGGCGCTTAGGCGTGTTATTCGGAGTAATTGGCTATGGCGTGGCGTTTATAAACGCAGGGCTAGGGCTAATGTTCGCGTTATCTGGCGCGATCTTATACATAATGACAATGAAAAGGGGCAACTGATGACCAATATAAACATTATTGAAGATCAGAACGGCGACGTAATAGAGTACGAGTATTTTTGCGGCGATTATTGTGCAAGAAGTTCAGAACATTACGCGGGGTGGTACGGGTGCGTGGAATTGTATTCTGAAGAGTTCTGCCAGAACTGCTCCAAGCCTTTAAGTTTTGTAAAGGATAACTAATGCGGGAATGGTTGGAGCGCGAACTGATAAGCGCTGAACGCGAGTATGAAGTCCAAAGAATGTTAGCGCCTTGGCTTAGGCACGAACCGAAGTTATGGCACGCTATCGGGTATCTCGACGCGATAACTAATTGCTTGAACGAAGCCGCCGGAATGACCGAAAACGATAACGAATTGGGGCGAAACTAATGCCAAGAATAAATTCACGATTAGCCGCTGATTACATTAGAGATCTAAAACCGTTTTCAAGTAATGGAGCGCTATCCGCTGAGTATCGCGGAAGTGATTACGTCGTTTCAAGTTATGACACGGCAATAGCAAGCGTAAGCAATAACGGCGCGGCGTACTTGAACGAAGCAAGTTACAGCAATACAACAACACGCCACCAAGCGGCAGCGCGGCTAGGGTTGCGCGATCTAAACCCGCTGAAGATAGGTAGCCCTGGGGAATTTACTGGGCTAACGGGTCACCGCGCAAGCTTAAGAACACGCTAATCAATTATCAAACAAACATAAGGGGTAAAGAATGAATGAAGTAATTACTAATAACACCGCTGAAGTTTTGGCGGGAATGTTTACCGAGAACACCGGAAGCCACTTCTTAGATAGCGGCGGGAGCAGCGGGCGGAATTGGCAGCACAATGCCGGCATAACGGCAAGCCAATTTCTAGCCGCGCCGCGAGTAATCTTTGACGGTGATGACGCTTATCTTGACGCGTTCCAATTCTTGAACGAACGCGTAACCTACGAACCAGAACTAGATAGTGTTTTCCAGGCTTACTATGATGCAAGCGATGATTACGCGACCACCGATCTAGAACTATGGCCATTGACTATTGGAGCGACGGGGGTGAATGTAATCAACACCGCTAACTATGATGAAGCGCTTAGCCAAGTGTTGCAATTCTCACACTTTGAATACAACGGCGCGGAATACGTTCTGCTACAAGTCCACGGCGGCGCGGATATTCGCGGCGGCTACACACGCCCAAAGTTGTTTAGCGTGAATGATGATCTATCTATCTATGACTTCGAGCGGTTGCCGCTTTATTGCACTGTTTGCGAGTTTCGGGTGGAGCTAATCGGAGGACGTGTCGAGGATCAAGAACACGCCGAGAGTTGCGGTCAAGGTTGCGGCGGAACGCTGAACCTAATGCCAGACAATAGCGTATCGGGTGGACACACTTGGAAGATTAGCGACGGTTGCCCGTGTTGTTTAGCACCCTTGGGCTAACGCCTTAGACACTTGAACCCGCTTAGCCCTAATCGGCTAGGCGGGTTTTGTCGTTAAGTGGCAACCGCGCCCAAAGATCTTTGAACCGCTTCAGCGAACGCCCTAGCGCAAACTGGGATCACGGGGGCAAGTGTCACGGCAACCGATAGGGCCCCGCGCCCGCTTGAACCGCTTAGGATCACACACTGAACCGCCGGCACACCCGATTATTGCATTATTAGCCCTTGTACGCCATTCTCACGCCCTTAGCCCTACTTGCAGGCACTATCACCCTGGAACGATACCAAAGCCGCTGACGGCATAGTCTGGAGCGCGGGGGGCATAAGTGGGGGAGTGGGGTATTTCTTGACCTAGGCAAGCTATCAGCACCCCGACGCCGCTGTTGTGTATCTTTCTGCGAAACTAAAGTTTTATGGTAGCCTGATTTACATGGGTAGACCACCGAAACCAATCGAGCAAAAGAGACTGCTAGGCAATCCCGGACAGCGCAAGCTTCCCGATGCCCTGACAACCATCTCTGTACCAGGAGGGTACGTGCCACCACTACGCGAACTAGGCGAAGCAGGTCTAACGCTATGGGAGTCAATCTTTGAGAAGGGTGAGCTGTGGATTAGCAGCCGCACCGACACTCACTTCTTGCAGATGGTTTGCGAGCAGCACGACCGCAGGCAGATGCTGATGCAGCTTGCCAACGCTGACCCTGAGAACTGGCGGGTGTTCAGGCAGCTACACGACTTAGAAGTAATGATCAGTAACAACATGGGCAAGCTCGGACTAACGCCAGCAGATCGCACGAAGCTAGGCTATGCCGAAGTCAAAGCCCGATCCAAGCTAGAGCAACTACAAGATAAGTGGGCAAGCAATGACCAGTTGGCCTCCTAGGTGGCTAACACCCACGCCTGAAGAAGCCTTGGCTATTTCTCACGGTCACAAGGCATCTGACTTCATTGACGCCTTTGCGGTGGTGACAAAAGATTCAGTCGGTGGTAAAGCTGGAGATCCTTTGCGCTTGCGTGAATGGCAACGTGAACTTCTGGTTCAGGCGTTTGCCTCAAACGGCTTTGGCTTCAAGCATCGTGTAAACCTAATCGGCGTCCCTCGAAAGAACGGCAAGAGTGCGCTGGCTTCAGGCATTGCTCTCTGGTCTTTGCTGACAGGCCCTAAAGGTGGAGAGGTTTACTCTTGCGCGGCTGACAAGGATCAAGCTCGCATCGTGTTCGGTGAAGCCAAGAAAATGCTGGAAGCTGACCCCGACCTTTACGAAATGGCAAAGGTCTACCGAGACGCTATAGAGATACCTTCTACTGGTTCGGTCTACCGAGTGCTGTCTGCCGAAGCCTTCACTAAAGAAGGACTGTCACCCACAATGGTGATCTTTGACGAGCTTCACGCTCAGCCTACACGCGAGCTATTTGACGTAATGCAACTAGCCCAAGGATCGCGAGGTGACCTTGCCACAATGTTCTGTATTACTACAGCAGGGCAGAAGGCTGACAAGTCAGGGCAGGACTCAATCGCCTACGGACTTTACCAATACGGGCAGAAGGTTGCGCGAGGCGAAGTAAAAGATCCTAGCTTCTTCATGGCTTGGTGGGAAGCAGAAGCAGACGCTGACTATAAAGAGCCGCAGACTTGGAAAGACGCAAACCCTGGCTATGGCGACATCAACGACATTGCAGACTTTGAAAGCACCGTGCTTAGAACGCCAGAGGCAGAGTTCCGTACCAAGCGCTGCAACCAGTGGGTGTCTAGCAACCTGACCTGGCTGCCGTCAGGCAAGTGGGAAGAACTAGAATCCGAGCGAGTAATCACAGCAGACGACGAGCTGATCATCGGCTTTGACGGATCTTTCAGTGGCGACACAAGCGTCCTAGTCGGTTGCACCATAGAGAAGGACGGCACGCTGCCACACCTGTTCTTGATCAAAGCTTGGGAAAAGCAACCAGACGACGACAACACATGGCGCGTAAACATCACAGACGTAGAGAACGAGATTGTCAACTTTTGTCAAGAACACCCGAAGGTGCGAGAGATAGCGTGTGACCCTTACCGCTGGCAGCGCACTATGGCTTTCCTAGAAGAAGAACGAGGACTGCCAATCGTAGAGTTTCCGTCAACAAGCGCAGCGCGAATGGTGAAAGCAACCGCAAGGTTCTTTGATGGAGTTATGGAAGCAAAGTTCACACAGTCAGGTGACCCACTGTTGGCACGACACCTAGACAACTGTGCGCTAAAGATAGACAACCTTGGCCCTCGTATAGTCAAGGAGAACCGTAATAGCAACCGTAAGATAGACGCTGCTGTAGCTGCTGTCATTGCTTACGAAAGGGCTACCATCGGTAGAATGGAAGAAGTAGTGCCACAAGTATTTATATAGGCGGTTATGTTGGCGAATATTTTACAGGTTTCAGGCGCGGTGCTAATTTCAGTAGGCGCGGCTATCGTATGGCTACCAGCAGGTATTATCCTAGCTGGCATTGCTTCAATCATCTTTGGACTTGCATTGGAGCGTAAGTAATGCTGAACAACCTCTTTGAGAAAAGATCTATAAACTTCCAGACTGTCTGGGGTGCCGGTGACATAAACGACACCACCACTCTGTCAGCAGTAGTCATAAACTCTGAAACGGCAATGACGATCAACGCAGTCTTTTCTGCGGTTTCTCTAATCTCTGACACTTTGGCAACACTGCCGATGGATGCCTTCATCCGCACACAAGGTGCAAGGTACCCTCTAAGACCTCGCCCTGAGTGGGTACTAAAGCCAGACGTGGACACAACTCGCGAAGCCTTCTACGGCTCTGCAATAGTGTCGCTGCTTCTAGATGGCAACACCTTTATCCGCATCTACCGCAACGATGCTGGCAAGATTGTAAACCTAGTTACGCTAAACCCTACCGATGTAGAGATCAGGCGTAACGGCTTAGGTCGAGTTATGTTTGACGTCAAGGGCGAAGAAACCATGCTTAGCTCAGACGACGTAATCTTTATCCCTGACGTAGTTCGCCCTGGCAGCCTGCGTGGAATCTCTCGCGTAGACGCGCTGAAAGAAAACCTCGGACTTGCCAAGGCACTTGAAGCTTACGCAGCTAAGTTCTTCGGTTCAGGCACACAGACTTCAGGCATCTTGGAGGTTCCTGGCAACCTAAGCGCTGAGCAGGCAAAGGATATGCAAACCGCGTTTGACTCTCGCCACAAGGGTTGGTCAAAAGCGCACAAGACAGCAATCGTTACAGGTGGCGCTCAGTACAAAGCAACCAACGTGCCTAACGATCAAGCTCAGTTCCTAGACAGCCGCAGGATGGCAGTAGAGGACGTTGCAAGAGCCTTTAACATCCCACCACATCTTCTAGGGCTACCAGGCACAAACACCTACGCTTCAGTTGAGCAGAACAACATAGCCTTTGTTACTCACACGCTTAGACCAATCGCGCAAAAGCTAGAAGGCGCTTTGTCAACTCTGCTATCTCAAGAGACTGGTCTAGAAGCTGCCTTTGTGAAGATCAGCCTAGACGGGCTGCTACGTGCCGACATGAACTCTCGCACTCAGTCCTACAGCACGCTATTGCAGGCTGGCGTTTACTCAATCAATGATGTAAGAGCCTTTGAGGACTTGCGACCTATTGAAGATGAATCTGCCGACACAGTTCGTGTACCACTTGCAAACGTCAACATAGCTGCTGCCGACCTCAGCGCTATGAACCAAAAGGTAGAGATGGCGCAGCAACTTATTCAGATTGGCTTTGTGCCTTCTGATGTAATGGCAAAGCTAGGATTACCAGACATCACCCACTCAGGCAAGGATTCAGTCCAGCTACAAGACGACGGGCTTGAATAATGACTACGGAAAGAGAAACTCATGGCACTAATACCAAACGGCTCAAAGATGCCGTCAACGAACAAGCAGCCCGAAGTAAAGAAGCCAGCCCCAGTAGCGCCTGTCAAGATTGTGACGGAGCCTGTGGAGTCTGTGAAGCCAGTAGAAGTAGAATTCAAAAAGAAGAAAAAAAGCTGAAGGGCAACATGAAGCAGAAGATGGAACAGCGCGTAAACGTAGCTGGGTTTGAAATACGCGAGGAAAGCGACGGTATGCACTTTGCCG